GCTAAAGCGTCTCTTTGGAGATTTTTGCGGCCGCAGCCGTAAACATAATGCGGTGGGTTGCCAACTGGCGGGGTTTGCGGCGTGGTTTTGAGGTTTTTACCTAGCTACAAGGCGCAAATGGGCAAGCATCTTAAGTTAGCCAGGCCGCGGGCGGAATACGCCGCGCGGTTTGCCGTTGGGTTAACGGCGGTAGACACGTGGATTAAGCGCGGCAAAGCGCACAACGATCCGCCGCCGTTAGATGAGCCGGCGGATATGGCGCGGTGGTGGCGGCGCGTAATGCGTGGGCCAGTGCCGGCGCGCTTCCAAACGGTGGCCGTAAAGGAGTTTGAGCAGCGCGACTTTAGCCAGGTGCGCGGGTTGAGCATGGAACAGAACGTGGCGGCGTTGCGCGTTACGCTGGCCATAAACAAAAAGCTTTTAGACGAGGCGTTGGCCACAAAAGATGAGGGCACGGTGGGGTTGCGCCAGCGCAATTACGAGCGTTGCTTTAACTTGCTACGCCTAGCGGAGCAAAGCTTAACCGAACTGCAAAAGCGGCGCGGGGAACTAATAGAGCGCGAGAAGGTGGTGGACGATCTAACGCGCATGGTGGAAAGCTACAAGCTTATGCGCGAGCGCATGGCGCGCGACATATTGGTTAGCCTAGAGGGGCGCTGTAGCAAGCGCATGCGCCGGGCGTTAAATTACTTGCGCGAACACCTGGAGGCCAGCATTGAAGAAGTGCGCCGCGGGGAGGAACTGTTTTTTGCAAATGGTTTAAAGGAGTAAAAAAAGGCCATGCCAATACCAACACCAAACAAAGGTGAGCCGCAGCGGTATTTTATTGCCCGTTGCATGGGCAACGCGGTGATGAAAAAAGATTACGCCGACAACAAGCAACGCCTGGCGGTATGTTACGGCAATTGGCGCAAAGCGCGCGGTGGCAAACCGCCGCCGCCGGCCAAAACGTGAGTGCCGCGGCAGCCGAGCCCAGCAAGTGGCACGTGCTGGACAAGGTATTTGCGGAGGTGTTTACACCCAGCCCCGACGTGCCATTGCCTATTTGGGCCAGTAAAAACGTTTTTTTAGACCGGCGCATGACCACGCGCCCTGGGTATTACAACCCCGGCGAATACCCTTGGACGTGGGAATTGCAGGAGGTTATGCGGTTGCGGCGGTTATGGGAAGCGGAGGCGCCGGATGGGGCCACGGTAATAGTTGCCCCCAACACGGCTGGGGCGCGCGTAATGCGGGTGCACCAGGTGGATGTAATGAAGGGCACACAAACGGGGTGCACCGAGAGTGCGCTAAATGCGGTTAGGTTTATGGCGCGTTACGACCCGCAAAACATAATCTTTGCCATCGATAACGCGCGCCAGGCGGGCGAAGTTAACGTCATTAGGTTGCAACCCACGTTGCGCGACCTGGGGGCGCGCATATTTACCGATAACATAGATGATGCCAGCCAATTTATTTTAAAGTTGCGGCGCATGATAGTTTACTTTTTGGGCAGCTACAGTGAGGCCAATTTCACACAAAAAATGTGCGAGGTGGGCATAGCCGACGAGCTGGAGGAGCACGGCAGCAAAACGACCATTGCCGACTTGCATAGCCGCATGAAGTCCAGCGAGCGGCGCCTATTGGTGGCCATGAGCAAGCCCAAATACGCCGGCGGCCCCATAGCGCGCGAGCACGCCAACGGCAGCCAACACGTGGCCGAAATAGCGTGCCCCCAGTGCGGCGGCTTCCAACAACTTGAGCAGGACAATATGCGTTTTAACCATTGCAAAAACGCGCTGGGCCGCTGGGATTTCCAACGGGTGTTACGGGAAACTTACTTTGAATGCGTGCACTGCCAAAAACCCATAACCGAAGACAGTAAACGGTGGTTTAACCAACGGGAACGCCGGCGGTGGCGCCGCACAAATTTTGAGGGGGCCGAGCCCAACCACGTAAGCTTTCACCTTAGCGACTTCCTTAGCTACGACGACAGCGTGGCGTGGGGCCGGTTGGCCATTGAATACATAAATAGCAAGGGCGACCGCGAAAAGCGCCGCACATACCGCAACCACCACGAGGGGTTGCCGTATGAAGAGCGCGCCGTGCGCACCGAAACCAACGACCTTTTGCTGTTGCGCGGCGATTACCCGCGCGGAGTGTTGCCGTGGTTGCCCAGGGCATTGGTGCTGGGGGCCGATGTGGGGCTTAATTACGTTAAGTGGGCCGTTTTGGCCTTGCGGATAACGAGTGAATATCCCAGTGAAGCGGCGGTTGTAGATTTTGGTAACGAGTTGGCCCCAGCGGACTTATTGCGCGTCATGGGAGGGAGGGAATATCTTTGCGCCGAAGACAACCAACGCTACGGCATCACAATTGGGGGCGTGGACGAAAAATACCGCAAACTGGAGGTGCAGCAAGTGTGCATGCAAAGTGCGCGGCGGTTGTGGCCCACCGCGGGGTTGCCCAGTGATCTTAGCATTCGCAGCCTTAACTTTTCGCACATCCCGCAGGCACCGCCCTGGTTTGGCATAATTACTTACAATGATCGCGATGCCAAGCACGACCTTTATACCGACCGCATAGGGTCGTGGGCCGGCTGGATTAAGGCCGGGCGCCCAGTGGAGCGGCCGCCGGTGGGTAGCCCCTTGCATTTCCCGCGCGACTTAAGCGATGCGGCGGCCAGCCCCACGCGCGAATTCCTTTACGAACACACCAAAGAAAACCTGGTGGAAATGCCGGGCTTGCCCAGTGCGCGGCAGTTTATGTGGAAGCGCAGCGGCCCCAACCATTACGCCGACGCGGTAAAAGTGGCTTTGGTGGTTTGGCGCTTTTTTACCGTGCCCCACGATGTGCGCCCGGCGTTGCCGGCGGAATTGACACCGGGCGCAAAATAACACATGGCACAGATGGCAACATACGCCGAGCAACGCTCCTCGGCGGCGCGTTACCTGGCTTACACTTACCCCGGCGATGTGGACGCCATAACGGCGATTAAAGACGCGGCATGGGCCGATGCGCAAGCGGGCAAAACGGTGGTTAGCACCAGTTACGAGGGCGCGAGCACCAGCAGCATTTTAACGGGCTACGACCCCGTGGCAATTGTGGATGCGTGCCTGGATGTGCTGGCGGCCATGGGCGCCGCGGGCGCCACAACCTCAACCTCGCGCTCTATTTTTACACGGTTTGGCAGCCAAGTTGTGCAAAGTTAAAAACGGCTATGGACGAGGCCCTACCCATTCAAGTGCGTGCGCGCCCTGGCGCCCGCCGCAGGCAACCGCCGCGCACCCCCAGCGCCATAGGGGTTGCCGGCGCTGTAGCGGCCAACGTGGGCGCGCCGCGGGGCCAACCTGGGGGCAATGGCGACTACGCGATGAGCCTAAAAGCGTGGAGCGCTTACGAGGGGGCTAACTGGAGCCAAAACCGCGGTTGGATTTACTTCCCAACGCTTTACAGCAAAAGCGACCTTGACCAATACACATTAACCGAGCTGCGGCGCAAAAGCCGGTGGCTTTACGTTAACGTGGGCCTTGCCACCAGGGTAATTGATGGCATAGCGAAAATGGTTGGCAGCCTTACGCCCGTGCCGCAAACCGACGACAAGGAATGGAACGAGCTGGCGCTGCAAAGCTTTACCAACAATGCGGGGGCGGAAATTGTTTTTGACCAAGGCGGCAAGTTTAACTTTTGGAGTTGCCAGCCAATGCTTACCGCACTGCGGCTTTTAGATGGCGATGCCCTGGTGGTGCTCACGGCAACGCAAAGTGGTATTGCCAGCGTAATGTTTTACGAGGCGCACCAAATAGGCAACGCCAACAACGTTTTCCCCGACCAAGACCAGTGGAACGTGGGCGTAATGGCCAACGCGCAAAACCGCCCCTTACAATACCGTTTGCTAACTGACAACGGCAACAAGAGCGTAGACATAAGCGCTTCGGATGCCATTTTGCATTGCCTTTTTAGGCGCCCATGCCGGCAGCGAGGCGAGCCTGCAATGCGCCACGCCATTAACCACTTGCTGGACCGCACTGAGATTTTGGGCTTCCTAAAAACCAGCATGAAAAACGCGGCCACCATTGGTTACCAAATAACGCGCTCACCGCAGTTTAGCGGCCCGGTGCAATTGCCGGCGCTTAACCAAGGGCCAATTGACTTTACCGTGCCGTCCAGCGGCGCCGTAATTAAGGTGGAAGATGCCTTTAGCGGCACCAAAACGCCCGTAATGAACCCTGGGGAGGAAATTAAAATGCTAATGGACGAGCGGCCGCACCCCAACCAAATAGAGGGGATGGATTACCTGGTGCGCGACATTGCGTGGGGCTTCGACATATCGCCCGATCTGCTTTGGAACATAGCCAAGGTGGGCGGCGCTGACACGCGCTACCTATTGGCCGATGCGCAAAAAACCATTGAAGGCATGCAAATGCTTTTGGCCGACCAATTTTGCAGCCGGTTTTGGGTGTATTTTATTGCCAAGGAACTTAAAGCCGGCCGGCTGCGGCAACCCAGCGATGCGCAATGGTGGAAGCACGGGTGGCAACCCGAGCAAAAGCTTACGGTAGACATAGGGCGCGATGGCAAGCTTTACCTGGACATGCACAAGGCGGGCCTTATTAGCCTTAAGCGTTATTTTAGCAGTGCTTACGGGGCAAGCTGGGAGCCCGAGATGCGCGATTACCTAGACGAACGCAAATGGATAATTGATGAGGTAGAGGCGCGCAACCTAACTTACGAGCAGGCGTTCCCGCCGGCGCCGGGCGTGCAAAACATAACACAACGCGAGCAAGCCGCGGAAACCGCCACCGGGGCAGAGGTGCCGGTTGCGCCCGGTAAACGCGGCGGGGGCGCAAAAGGAGGCGGCGCGGCCCCATGATTATAGCAACCGACTTTGACGGGGTTAACTTTTACGGGGGCGACACCTTCGACTTTACCCTTAATTGGAAGGACGCCAACGGGACGCCATTTAACCTTACGGGGTGGCACGCCCGGCTGCGCTTTTACACCGCCAAAACCGCCGACCGCACTGTGCCGCTTATTGAAATTACGGATTTAACGGGCCTAACCTTTGGCAACATCACGCTGGGCACCACCAGCCCCAACATTAAGTGCACCATCCCCGACGAACAAACCGGCTCTTACGACGCCGGGCCGCCGGGCTATTACATTTTGGAGTTGGAAGATACCGCGGGCGCCTGGCAACGCCTGATGGAGGGCAAAGTGGTTTACCGCAAAAAGAGTAAGGCATGATCGAGGTGCTAGAAAACCAAACCACGGTGGTGCCGCTGGATACGCCCAACACCATTGACCTGGGTGGCGCCACAAGCGTGGACGTTATTACCGCGCCCGTTACCACGTTGCAAGCTGCCGAAACCCTAGCGCCCGTTGACGTGTTAAGCACAACAAGCACGTTGGATTTAAGTGCGGTGCAAGTTACGCCCCTAGAGGTCGTTTCGCCTGGGCCGCAAGGGCCAAAAGGCGATACCGGGGCGCCTGGCACCGGCAGCGCCATTTACAACGAAACGCCCACGGGCGCCATTAACGGGGTTAACACCACCTTTACCGCGGTTAACAACTTCCGCGGTGAAACCCTGGCGGTTTACTTAAATGGGCTGCGCCAACGGCCCACCGACGATTTTATTGTTGTGGGCGCCAACACTTTCCAAACCACCCTGGCACCTTTAGCCAATGATCGGCTTTCGATAGATTACTACCTGCTATAACTTATGGCCACCACACAAATACGCGGCAACACACAGATAATGGCCGGCACCATTGTCGATGCCCAAATATCGGCAACGGCGGCCATTGTAACAAGCAAGCTGGCCGATAGTGCCAATTTTATTTTACGCACTGGCGTAACGGCCTTCACGGCCAACCAATCGATGGGCAGCAACAAGCTAACCAATGTGCTTGACCCCACCGCGGCGCAGGATGCGGCCACCAAAAACTACGTGGACAACGTGGCCCAGGGCCTTTCGCCCAAAGCCTCAGTGCGCGTGGTAGCCACCACCAACGTTACGCAAAGCGGCACCCAAACAATTGACGGCGTGGCATTATCCGCCGGCGACCCGGTTTTGTGTATAGGGCAAACCACCGGCAGCCAAAACGGGTCGTGGGTTGTGGCCAGTGGCGCGTGGACGCGCACAGTGGATTTTGCTGACCCGCAAGATGCCGTGCGCAGCCCTTATTGGTTCGTTGGCGAGGGCACGGCCAACGCCGGCAGCGGGTGGGTAATGACCACGTGGCCATACACCATTGGCACCACCGCGCTGTCGTTTACCCAGTTTACGGGCGCGGGCGAAATTATAGCGGGCAACGGCTTAAGCAAATCGGGCAACACCCTTTCCATCGACACCAACATAACGGTGGATAAAAACACCACGCAAACCCTTACCAACAAAAGCATCGTTGCCACACAGTTAACGGGCACTTTGCAAGCCGCGCAATTCCCCGCTTTAACCGGCGATGTTACCACGGTGGCCGGCGCCCTGGCCACCACCATTGCCAATAGCGCCGTCACGCTGGCAAAGATGGCGAACCTGGCGGCCAATAGCGTTATTGGCAACGCCACCGGCAGCGCCGCGGTGCCCACCGCAGTTGGGATGGTTAGCGCCGCCACCGCGAGCACCGTGCCTTACCGCGATGCCAACGCCAATTTCCAAGTAAACAACGTCATCGAAAACATGCGCACCACGGCAACTGCCGCGGGCACCACTACGCTTACAATTTCCGATGCAGCGTTTCAGCAATTTACCGGCTCGTCAACGCAAACCGTGGTTATGCCTAACGCCACCACCCTGGTAAATGGCCACTCTTTTATTATTGCCAACCGCTCGAGCGGCGCGGTTACGGTAAACATGAACGGCGGCTCGCTTTTGCAAACCATGGCCGCTGGCACTTTTGCAGAATACACGCTAATAAGCAACGGCACCGCGGCGGGCACCTGGGATGTGGCTTACACAACGCCGGGCGGCGGCTCCGTCACAACGGTCTCGGTGGTTACGGCCAACGGTTTTGCCGGCAGCGTTGCTAATGCCAGCACCACGCCGGCCATTACCCTTACCACAACCATTACCGGCGTGCTTAAAGGCAATGGCACCGCCATTTCGGCAGCCACCGCTAGCACCGATTACATGGCGCCGTCCAGCTTTATTGTGCGCGAAACGCCCAGCGGATCGGTTAACAGCGCCAACACCACTTTTACCCTAGCCAATACGCCCTTGGCCGGCACCGAGCAGGTATTCCTTAACGGCTTATTGCAAGAACCAGGAGCCGGCAATGATTATACAATTTCGGGCGGCACCATCACCTACCTTACGGCCCCCACCACGGGCGATCGGTTGCGGGTAAGCTATTACAAATGATGCCATGGCGGAAATCCACATAACTTACGACGAAGCCACGGGCAACGTGAACGTTAACGGCCCGGTGCACAATAAAGGGCTTTGTTACCTTATGCTCGAGTGTGCGCGCGATGCGGTAAAAGACCACGTGGATAACGTAGCTAAAATCACGGTGCCGGCTAACGGCGGCCCCCTGGCCTTCTTACCGCGCCGCGGCAAACCCAGGCGTTGACACACACACATGGCAGCCACAAACGTAAGGGGCGGGCAAATTGGCGACGGCACGGTGCAGCGCGTTGATTTGGATGTGGCCACCATCGGGCAGGCCGTAATCCGCAAAATAGTGCAGGGCACTAATATAACCATCTCGAGCACCGGCGCTGATTCCGGCACTGGCGATGTTACCATCAACGCCGCGGGCGGCAGCGCAACCGATTACGTGATTGGCGGCTACGTGAAGGGCGAGGTGCTTACTGATGCAACTGGCAACGCAATAACAAGCTCATGAGCAGACACCAGGATCAAACCGCAAACCATATCATCGAAAGTTTCGTTTACGCCAATTCTACCGCTAGAATGGCCGCGACGGGCTTTGTTTCTGGTGATGTAGGCCGGCTGGCTTTCCAAACAGACCAAAACGCCTACTACCGGCTCACAGCCACCACTCCAACTTGGTTGTTGGAGGCTTCAATCGAAAATGCCGACACCGCAGCCCAGGGCTCAGTTACAGCAGGCACCAGGACTTACCTTGCCGGCTCTTCTATCCAATGCGGGCAACTTTTAGTGGGCAGCAGGTTTAGGTGGGTGGTAAGCATAACCAAAACCGCGGCAGGCGTAGCCAATACCAACATCGATATTGCCGTCGGCACGGCTGGCACCACCGCTGACACGGCAAGGGTCACTTTTACTGGGGCAACCGAAACCGCCATTGCGGACACCGCCACAATTGTTATTGATGCCACGGTGCGGGTAGTTTCGGCCAGCGGCATAATCGCAGGCGCTTACCAGGTCAATAACACGGCCACCGCTGGCGCGGCAGCGGGTTACAAGGCAAATGCGGCTTACGTCGTCTCTGCCGCTTTTGCCAATAACACCAACAACCTTTTCATCGGCCTTTGCATTACCGCAGGCACCGCGGACGTGACTACGGTGAATTTCGTTAACGCAATGGGGTGGAACATCGGATAAATGGCTGACGAACAGCGGGGACTAGATACGCTGATCGAGCGCTTCACGTTTGCCGATGCTGCGGCGCGCACTGGAGCCACAGGCTTATTCAACCAAGACATTGGCAAAATCGCTTACCAAACCGACACGGGTATTTATTACAGGCTAACTAGCCTTTCGCCTTTAACTTGGGCAGTGGTAGCACCGGCGGCCACAAAGATAACAATTCTAACATCTGGCACCACATGGAGCCCAACTGCGGGGTGCAGAGCGTTTTGGGCGGAATGCGTGGGCGGCGGCGGCGGCGGAGCAGCAGCTAACGGTGGGCCAAGTGCGGCTTCGTGTTGCTCAGGCGGCGGCGGTGGTGGTTACGCCGCAAAATACTACAGCGGCGTCTTGGCGGCCTCATACACCTGCGCTATCGGTGCAGGTGGCGCTACCGATACTGCTGGAGGCGATACCAAATTTGATGGCACCACCAACGTGTATGCAGTTGGAGGAACGCAAGGTAGTTTCATGAGCAATGGCACCGCTATCACCGTGCTTGCTGGTGGCGCCGGCGGAGGTGCTACCTTTGGCACCTTACGGATTCAGGGATCCGATGGCGGACCTGGCGTGCGTTTTAGCGGCACAGCAGGCTATGGCGGCCAAGGTGGTGCATCGGGCAGAGGTTTTGGTAGCGCAAACGGAGTTACCGTCGTTGCTGGCGTAGGAGCGGCAGGCTACTTGTATGGCGGTGGCGGTGGTGGAGCGCTCGCGTTCAGTTCAGGTGTGCAAAACGGCGGGACAGGTGCGAACGGCGTAATAAGGATAATGGAGTTTTTCTAACAAACAGGGGGGGGGTTTGACATTTGCACACGGCAAAAAGGTAGGAAATGAACCCTTACGAGATCAACTTATACGGCACAATTGGCGCGGGTTTTTTAGAGGAAGGCAACGATGCCAAAAGCGTGGTGGACAAGATTAAGGCCGCCGGTGCAGCCCCCATTGACCTGCACATCCATTCCCAGGGCGGCAGTTTATTCGATGGTTACACCATCTACAATGCCCTACAAGCGCACCAGCCGGGCGTTAACGTGTTTATTGATGGCATAGCGGCCTCCATTGCCGCTTACGTGGCTATGGCCGGCAAAACCATTACCATGCCCGACAATGGCATGATGATGATCCACAATCCAACCATTGAACCGGGGCGCGTTGACAGCAAGAAAATGCGCCAGCAAGCCGAATTGCTGGGCAAAGTTACCGCCTCCTACAATGAGGCCTTTGCGCGGCGCGGCCTGCTTACGGGCGAGCAAGTGCAGCAAATGATGGATGCCGAAACGTGGATGACGGCACCAGAGGCTTTGCTGGCCGGGCTTATCGACGACATAACGCCCGAATTGGCCCTAGCCGCAAGCTTTGACCTATCGGAATTTGCGCACCCACCCGAAACGTTGCTGGCGCAGGCTGGCACCAGGCCCAGCAAAAAAGAAGGGGCGCCGCAAAGCCCGCCCAAAGGTTACCCGCAAAGCCGCGACCAATACGCTGACCCAACCAATTACAAATACCCGATCGACACCGAACAGCACACCCGCGCCGCGTGGAGCTACATTAACAAGCCGGAAAACCGCAAGGGCTACAGCGCCAGCGAGCTTACATACATGGAAAACCGCATAAAAAGCGCGGCCAAAAAGTTTGGCATTAAAATAGCGGAAGGGAATTTTGACATCGCCGTCACCAACATGGACACTCCAGCCGCAGAACCAGAACCCCAGCCGCCGCAGCCGCCGCCAGAGGATGCGGCTAAAGAGCCCACCATCTTGGATAAGCTAAACGCCTTGCTGAAACCAAAGGGCGAATTGCAAGCCGAAATTAACGCTCTTAAAAGCCAAATTGAGGTGCGCAACGCAAGCATTGCCGACCTAAATGGGCAAATTAACAAATTAAACGCCGAGATTGTGGGGTTAAAGGCCGAGGCCAACGAATTGCCCGCAATCCGCAAGTTGGTGGCCGATTTAGAGGCGGAAAAGAAAAGCACCGAGGCCACGGTGGCGGATAAGGTGGCGGCCCTTGGTTTCCCGCAGGATAAATTGCCGGCTGCAACCGCGGACAAGGACCAGAAAAAAGATGAAGCCACGCCTACCGCGGAAGCCTTGCTTGAGGAATTAAATAAAATTACCGACCCACGCGAATTCACCAAGGCTTACAACCGGCTACGGCCTAAAATTCAAGCCGCGTGGCAAGCCGCAAAAGCCGCCGGCACTTTGACACCCTAAAAGTCAGTAACAAAAACCTCCTATGGCAACCTATACCAACCTCTCCGACATTAACTTCGCCCAGCAAGCCCTCCAGGGTTTCGTGGCGACGTTGGTGCCGTTAAACAATTTCAGCACCAATTTCGAGCCCACGCCCATACCGCCGGGCAACACGGTTATTGTGCCGTTGATTGGGTCGCTTACCGCCACCACGTTTGGAGGCAATTACGCAATTTGCGGTGGCACCATGACGGGCATCACCGTGGTAATTAACCGCCACAAGCACATCCCAATTGGCCAAAGTGACCTTACGCGCGCCTCAAGCTCCTGGGCACAACTCGACCGCTTCGCCTTCCAACAAGGCGCCGGCCTTGCCCTGGCGGTTTTGCAGGACATTTTGTCGCTTGTTACCAACGCCAATTTCGTGCTCGCCACCAGTGTGGCTAACCAAAGTTTTGGCATTGCCCAAATCTTAAAGGCGCGCCTTGACCTAAACAATAGCAAGGCGCCCCTTACCGAGCGGTCGTTGGTGCTAGATGTGGCGCCCTTTAATGCGCTGCTAACGCTTACCAACTTCATCCAAACGCAAGCTTACGGCGACCGCACCGCGCTTTTGGAAGCCAAAATCCCCAGGGCATTGGGCTTCGACATCTTTGAAACCAACGGGCTGCCTGGCACCAACTCCATTATGGGTTTTGCAGCGGTGCCCAGCGCAATTGCCATTGCCATGCGCTATTTGCAGCCCGGTAGCGACCAGTATTACATCGACGCGCGGCCGGTGGCTGACCCCAACACGGGCGCCACTTTTGGCTACCGCCGGCACTACGATCCAAACACCGGCAACGAATTCATCAACTTGGAATGCAATTACGGCTACAGTGCCGGCATTACGCAAGGGCTGGAGTTTTTCCAACGCACTGACTAACACGCTTTTTTGGTTATCGTAAAACGGCTCAGACAGATAAAACGGCCGCGTGCTTGGCGCGGCCGTTTTTAGCTTATGGCAGGCACAATTTCGCTTTGCCTAATTGCGGGCAACGTAGAGGAATATATTGAGCGGTGCCTGACCAGCTTTAGCCCTATAGCGGACGAAATTGTGGTGGTGCGCGCCATAGGCACCCAAACACCAGACGGCACACTGGATATTGCACAGCAAAAATTTGGCGCAACGGTGGGCGTTTACACGAACGGCGGCCTGGTGCACCCAAAGGACGGTCCCAGCGAAGGGTGGCCGCACATAGATAACTTTGCCGCCGCGCGCCAGCAAAGCTTTGACATGGCCAGCGGCGATTACCTTTTTTGGGTGGACACCGACGACGTGCTGCACGCCGGCGCCGAATACGTTAGGCAACACGCCGTGCGCAATGGTTTCCCAGCCTTCTTTTTCCGTTACGACGTGTTTGGCCGCGGAGTAGATTTAACGCGCGAGCGCATGATCTTGCGCGGTGCCGGCCGTTGGCGTTACCCGGTGCACGAATGTTTCGATTTCAACCTGCCGCCCAAAGGCGTTGAAGACCAGCGGGTAATTGTGCGGCACCTGCCCACGACGCATAAAACCGGCTCTTTGGAGCGCAACATGCGCATTATGGAGTCGATCCCCGACAAGGAGCTTGTGCCGGGTTTAATTTACCACATGCACGGCGAACTTATGGGCTACCCCGAGCGGCAAGCCGAAGCCGTTGCGTGGGGTAAGCGCGCCTTTGAGCACCCCGAAATGGGCAAGGCCGAGCGCTACGAAATTTGCCTTAACCTGGGGCGCATAAGCAAAAAACCGCAGGTGGCGGCCGCATTTTACCACCAGGCTTATGCCATTGACCCCTGCCGGCGCGAGGCACTGGGCCTTTTAACTTCTAGCGCCTTGGATTACGGCCGTAACGAGGAAGCTTACGCATACGCCAGGCAAATGTTGGCCACCACGCCGCCAGTGGAACGTAGTTGGAATGATCGCGCCGCGGCTTATGAGTGGTTGGGCATAGATATTTTCACGCAAGCGTTGCGCATGAATAACATGGCCGAAGAAGCCGAACGGTGCCGGTTGCGGGTGCTAAACGATTCTGGCGGCCCAGTTATTTCGCTAATACACGCCACGCGCGGCCGACCGCGGCAAGCTTGCATTGCGCGCAAAGCTTGGCTGGACTTAGCCGAACGGCCGCAGCGTGTGGAACACGTTTTTGTAACCGACGGCGACGACGCTGTCTCTTTGCCTTTGCGCCGCATGTTTAGTGCAGTGGTGGCGCAAAAAGACGGCGGCCCAGTTGCGGCGTGGAACCTGGGGGCACAAGTAACGTGCGGGCAAATCATGGTGCAATTGTCCGACGATTGGACGCCGGTGCCGCGGTGGGATGTGCTACTGGAGGAGCGCCTGGGCAACCTTAATGAGCCAAAGGTGCTGGCTATTTCCGATGGCACGCGCAAGGACGACCTGCTTTGCATGGCTATTTGCACGCGCGCTTACTGGGCCTTGGATTACTTCTTTTTCCACCCGCGGTTTTTCAGCGTATTTAGCGACAACTGGTTTACCCACGAGGCTTACCGCCGCGGCGTGGTGGTGCAAGCCCGCGACGTAGTATTTACGCACCGGCACCCGTTTTTTATGGAAACCGTGGAATTGGACGATGTTTATTTGCGCAGCAACGCCGCGGAACATTACGACCAGGGCCAAAAAACCATGCGCTTCCTTGCCAGCGGCCAGGATTGGAGCAGTGTGCACGGCTGGTTCAATTACTGGCCTTTTTACCGCGCCGTGGCAGCCAACTTAAAACAGGGCGACACGGTGGCCGAAGTTGGCACCTGGCTGGGCCGCTCCATAATTTACCTGGCGCAAGAATGCCAGCGCCTTAACAAAAATGTGCACTTAATTGCCGTTGATAGTTACCGCGGCGAACACGACCAAAAAGAGCAGCTCGATGTGGTGGCCCAGCACGGTGGCAGCATATTGCCGGCGTTTAAAGCTAACCTACAGCGGTGCGGCGTGGCCGGCATGGTTGAAATTTTGGATGGCGATAGCGCCCAAATGGCCGGGCGCGTTGGCGATGGCACCCTGGCCTTTTGTTTTATCGATGCCGCGCATGATTACGCGAGCGTGCGCCGGGACATAACGGCGTGGTTGCCAAAAATTAAAAAGGGCGGCATGTTGGCCGGCCACGATGCGCAGCATGAGCCCGTAATGCGAGCCGTTAAGGAGCATTTTAAAAATGCGCAGGTGGTGGGGCCAATATGGATAGCAGCGTAACGCCAGAACCACTTTTGTCGGTATTAACGCCCGCGGTGCCTTCGCGCATCTTGGCGGTTAACAGCTTGTGCAAGGTGTTGGCCGACCAAATAGGTGCCGCCCCAGTTGAGCACATAATTTTGGTGGACAACAAACGGCGCACGGTAGGCGAAAAGCGCGATGCCTTATTGCGTGCTGCGCGCGGGTTTTACGTGGCTTTTGTAGATGACGACGATATGGTGGCCCCAGAATATGTGCACGAACTGTTGCAAGCCACGCATTCGCGCCCAGACGTAATAACGTTTTGCCAGCAAGCAAGGGTAAATGGGGCGTGCGCCCTTGTGGAATTCAAGCTGGGCAATCCTAACGAAGAATTCAAGCCCGACGTCACGGTAAGGCGTAACGCCTGGCATGTGTGCGCCTGGGCGCGCACCCTGGCAATACAAAGCCATTTCCCAGCCCTTAATTACGGCGAAGATTGGGCTTTTGCCGAGCCACTTTGCAAGCTTGCAAAAACCGAGGTGCACATCCCGCAGGTTTTGCATTATTATAGGCATGCCACGGAGTTATCCGAAGCGCCGCCACTACAGCGCACCTTATGACCATGTATTTCCGTGATGCCGCAGTTGCCGAGCGTTTCTTGGCGCTTTGCACCGAGCGCGCCATAGCCGCGCACGTAACGCGCAACGGCCAAAAGCTGGTGGTTGACGCCCAGGTGCCGCGCGGCGCCCGCAGTAAATTCGTGGCGGCCTGGGCAGCCCTTAGCATGGAAGTGCCGGGCCAGCAGCGCCGCGCCGATGCACAGTTAACTTTGCGCTGGCGTTGACAATTGGGCCACCTCTAAAGGTGTCGCTCCAATCGCAAGTTACAACGCTAATGGCCATGGGCATGGACGACCGCATCGCCATGTTTGGCAAAACGGGCCGCATGAAAGACCAAGACGGCAGCCCCACGCACACTTTCAATTGCTATTATACCCCAGTGCGCTCCAGCGAACAGTTAACCGAAGCGTTGTTTAAAGATGTGCATGACAGCATTGTGCGCGTGCCCAAAACCGAACAATGGGTGGATGCCACGGTTGGCAAAGAGCTAACGCTATTGGCCGCCCAAAACAATGGCAGCGATATGCGGTTGCGCATAAGCGAACTGGGCCACTCAACCATTAACCCCGAATTCGTGCTGGGCTGCAAAGCCCTTTTCTGATTATGCCCGAGGCGCCCGTCATACAATTTACCGTGCGCGTGGACGATTCACAGTTATTGGCAAGGACAGCCGAAATGGCGCGGGCTACTGGGCGCACCATTGCTGAACAATCGCGCCTTACCATGAAGGCGCTGGTTAAATACGTGCTTACCTACACGCCGCCGGCAAGCCAAAAAGCACAGGGCAAAGCGGCCCAAACCGCCGGCGAACTGGCCGTTGTGCGCGACATGAAGAAGCTTTTTTACGCCGTGGATTTTAAGGGCAAGCGCACCGAGAAATTTCCCGACCCAGGGGCGCTGCACCAGGCGGCCTTTGCCTCCGGAGCGCTGGTGCCACCATCTAAGCGTTACCACGTTGACAAGGCCAAAATAACGGCGCTAAAGACCACTTTGCAACATAACATTGGCCTATTGGCTTCTGGTTGGGCGCCATCCGCAAACACCCTGGGCGTGCCCATGCCGGCGTGGATAACCCGGTGGGCAGGTTCGGGCCGCGGCACCAATTTAATTACAACCGAGCGTGGCACCAAGCTTAACCTAAAAGTAACCAACCACATGCCCGGCACGGCGCGTGTGGTGGCGGCGCAAACGCAAAGGCTAGTGGAATCTGCAAAACGCGCCCAGGTAAATTCAATGCAGCGCCAGCTGCCTTACATCTTGAAACGGGCGCTCAGGGGACACTAAAAAAAAGTGGCCACGCCATCCATCCAGCTTGACCTTGAAAACGCGCTTAAAAGCTACCTTACGGGCATTTCGCTTTTCGTGCCGGCGGTGCCGGTGGTGGCGGCCCACGCCACCGAAACCGTGACGGACGGCACCTACATTTCTATTAAAGCCGATACGCCAGATTGGTATAGTTTGGGCGGTTACAACGCACAAATTAACGTGGTGTTCGAATTTGGCACTAAGGTAAGCGACCCCGCCGTGCGCAACGCCGCGGACATAGCGCATTCGGTGCGCACGGGCAATTTAATTGAGTGGCTGTCCATGCAAAATTTTGCCCAAATGAAGGGGCAACTTAATGCCCCCGCTTTCCCGCTGCCCGATAACCGGCCGTGGAAAGGGCTGGGCTTTAGCGCATGGGAAGAAATGACGCCGCCGGCCGAAGAGCGCACCGAAACGCAAATTGTAACCCGGTTGGCCTACGAATTTGTGGTGCAGTTGGAATCGTAATTTTGACAAGCGGCCACCATTAACTTTTAACCTCCAAAGCTTATGGCACAGCACCAGCAAGTTGGCTCTTTTATTTACACCCGCAGTGCCCCCACGTTTACCGGTTACATAGTTGTGGGCGGCACGTGGCAAGAAGATGATGCATTGCAAGTGGACGATGTCCTAAACCAAGACGAGGCCACGTTTAATACGACGGGCTGGGACCCTGGCCTAAACGCGCGCTGCGACCTATTGGCGCAAACAACAACCGCCGGCACGGCCTCTTTGCTCGTGTTGGACATAATTACCGAGGTTACGCCCTCGACGCGTTCTTGGCTGGTTAAAAAGGTGAGTAAAAAGTTTGCGAAGCGCAAAGTGGTTTTCACGGTGGAGTTGCAATTTAGGGCGGCGCAAGACCTGACCCAATTCTTTTAAAATGTGGCTGACGGTTTCGAGTTTAGAACTAGCGATCAGGTTGATGACAGTTTTGCCGAGGCCGTTGTCCACTCTAAGGCGCACCGCGTTTTAGGGCTCAGGCTGCGGCCATTTTCGCTTTGGCACGCGGCAAACTTGGACTTTATTGCCAGCCCATTTGCCGGGCACAAAACGCTGGTTGACCTTGCCGCGCTTTACGTTGCCGCGCGTGTTTGCCAGTTACGTTACCCTAGCGTTTACCGCCGCAGCCACCTAGAGCGGGCACTTAAGTTGTGGATGTTATGGCGCTTTAAAGCAACAAAACGCCATCGCGGCAAGCCAGCCAGGTTTCCGTTACTGGCCGAGGTAGCAAAATTTAGCGCCTACTTGCGCGATTACGCCAGTCGCCCCGAATACATGCAAGGCGAAGATAGCGTGCCGGTAAGGTGCCCCTGGTATCTTTACGAGGCCGCGCTTTTAAAGAATTACAACCCTGGCATGACGTGGGGCCAATGTTGGGATTTCCCGGTGGGCGAAGCTGGGTGGTGCAATGCGGCAATGCACGAGGCGCACGGCAATAAGATTGAGCTTGTGACGCCCGAATACCGTAAAGCCTTCAGAGAGGCAGGCTACGAATAAAAAATGCCAACTGGCGCAGATGTAGACATCACTTTTGGTGCCGATACCAGTGCGGTAACGGCCGGCCTGGCTGAATTGCGCAACCAGGTTAGCCAAACCGCCCGCTCATTTACAAGCGCCTTTACCAGTGGCTTTACTGGTGCAGCCATAGTGGCCGAGGTGCAAAAGGTGCTCGATGCCGCTTCGGAAGTGCATAAGCAATCCGAGCGGTTTGGAATTGATGCCGAGCAATTCCAAAAGATTTCAAACGCGGCAAAGGAATTTGGCATTGAAGGCGGCACCGTTGCCAGGGCAATGAACCTCATGCAACTGAATGCCGAAAAGGCATTGGTCCCAACCAGCAAGCAAGCCAAGGCGCTTGAGGATTTAGGCATATCCGCCGAACAGTTTGCAGCCGCTAAACCGTGGGAAAAGGTTTTAATGCTCTCCAATTCTTACACCACGGCAGCCGATCAGGGCAAGGCTTACGCCGATGTGGCTCAAATTGTAGGGACGCGCAATACCGAGCTGGTGGCCCTTTTCGAGCAGGGCGCTATCAAAATCCAAGAACTTGCCGCACAATTTCCCGTGTTATCTAACGCGGAAATTAAAGCCTTGCACGACATGAAGGTGGCCGAGGATGTTTACCGCGCCAACCTCAGCAGCAACGTCGCCACCCTAACCGTAATTTGGGGCGGCCTTTTCAATTTCCTTAGAACTGGCATAGCTAACCTGGGCGTTGCGCTAATGAAGCCTTTTGACCCCAACCTTAGCTTTTTTGGCGTTCAACAAAACCAGGCGGCGGAATTGGCTAAACGCATTCAGTATTTACAATCCATAATGATAACGCCGCCGGGCGTTGGCGGTGCGGTTAAAGGTGGCGAACCAGGTGCCGGGGCCGGCCTAACCGATATTGCTGCCAGCGCAGGAGCGGCCGTAGCCGGCTTAACTAGAGTTGAGCGGTTACAAGATCAGCTTACCGCTGCAATGCAACGATCTCGTGAGGCACAGGCAGGGCAAATCAATTTAGAAGAGCGGCTCAACGTTATCCAACAGGAACGCGCCCGCTTGCAAGAGGAATACATGCGGCTACGCGATAGTGGTGTGGCCACCGAAGACCAATTGCTACAACTAAGCATCGAGGCAGAAAACAAATTTAAGGAGGAACTGGATACCGAAAAGAAAATTACCGACCAAAAACAAGCCCAGAAGGATGCCGAGGCTGATTTTTTGCGCTTGCAACGCCAACACACCGCCGAGGTGCAACGCGAGCTTGAGGCATCTCAGCGCAGGGTGGAGTTGATTAACTTAGAGGCAATGGGCGCCACCGAAGCGGCAGACCAAATGCAATTGCAAGCTAAATTCGAGGGCGAGATACAAAAAGCAATAGATGCCGCCAACAAGGCTTACGAGATAGGGGATCGCATCACGGGCGATATGAACATGAAGTTGGCCCAGCAGCTTGGCATTGAAGAGCAGGTGGCCATCGCCGCCTTGCACGCAGCCCAAATGCGCGCCGCTACGTTGGCCACTATACGCGCCCAAATTGATTTAGACGTGGCGCGCGGCCGCACAAGCTCCGAAATGGCGGATTTTGAGCAAAAATTCGTTGATCTGCAACTTAGGTCACAACAATTGGGCGCCGAAATTAACGGCGCACTTTTGGTGGGTAACACGGCGCTGGCCTTGCAATTAAGCCTAGAAAAACAAATTACAGACCAATTGGCGCAACAAGCGGCCAACCGCGCCGCGCAAGCAAATTTAATGGCAAGAGGTCCAACCGCCGCCTCTATACCTTACGGCGTGCTAGGCTATTTTGCAGCGCATGGCCTTAGTGCCGGCGCGGGTGCAGATATTTACACGGCGGCCTATGCAGCGGCGCATGGTATCCAGCCCGGCACCGCCGCCTATGATCAGTTGCGCCTAGAGGAAATGGCAAGGGAACAGCTTAGAAATTTAACAGGGCAAAACTTAGGTTTTTTTGAACAAGCTCAGCGCGATGCGCTCGTGCGGCAATACGCGGCACAACAGAACTTACAAGCCACGCAAGCCGCCGCACAAGCAAGACAGCAAGAGATCGATTACTGGACATCGATTGCAATGGGGCGTGCGCCCTCAGGCGCTAACCCATACAACGCGCTTTTTGGCATCCCGAATTTCGCGACGGGCCAATTGATGGCGGCTGGCACTTATGCTGGCGGACAATTTCTGCCGGGAACTACCGCCAGCACAGATGTGCAAATCGCCCAGCTTTCAACGCAAATCGGCATTATGCAGCAGCAGCTTACGCAATTGCAGCAAATTAACACCAGGCTAACGCCCACACCGGGCTTGCATTAACATGGCACAACATACTAGCGCAGGCGCACGCCCTTACGACACTGGCCTAGTGCTACAAATGCGCCCCGAAATCGATAACAACGAATTTGGCATGAAACAAGGCACCTTTCGCTTTGTGATAAATAACACCTTATGGCCAGCAAAAGAACCAGTGCGCGCTACGCCTTGCGGCGCCACGGGTTTCGTTGGCGCCGACGCGCTTACGCAGAGTTTCCTTAACGGCGTTTCGTTTATGGGCGCCCAAACCTCGCGCTTTATCCGCGGCGGCCATTGCCCAGGCGTTGGCGTTTTGGAAGTGCTTTGCCAGGGGGCAAACTTTACCCAGGGCGGCGGCAGCACAACAACGCCCACCTTCGAAATTGTTTCCATACCCATTACAAACAAGGGCGCGGGCTACACCTCGTGTCCGACGGTTGCCATTTCGGGCGGCGGCCAAGTTAACCCGGCAAGCGTTGTTTCGCGCCTAGAGCTTTCAACGCGGCAAATCGTTAACGGCGGCACCGGCTACGCCGTCGGCAACGTGCTAACGCTTAGTGGTGGCCAATATGATTTCGCGGTGCAAATAACCGTAGACGCCATCGGCGCCGGCGGCAGCATTAAAGTTGCTGATGGCGGCAACAACCATGTAAGCACTTACGGCCAATATTCGGCAATCCCGGCCAACACTTGCACCCTTACGGGTGGCAGCGGCACGGGCGCAACGGTGGATGTGACGTGGCGCCTGGCGCTGATCGTCGTCAGTGATGGTGGCGATTTTACAGGCACGCCCAGTGCAACCCTCTCGGGTGGCGGCTTTACAACCGCGGCTACCCTGGGGACGATCACAATGGCTAACAGTGGTGGCCAAACCACTGCCGCCCCAGGCACGTTACAATTAACAACGCCGTGGAAACCCGTCGATACAACAAAAGACACGGTGCAGTTTACAATTACCGGCACAGCGGCAGGCACGGCAACGGCAACCGCGGAAGTTAAGTATGCAACCGTGGCGCCATTGCCAACTTGCAAATATTACACGCACACCGATGGCACAATTTACATCGAGGCCGACTTTGGCTCCTTCCAAGGTGGCTCGCCAGTGCCCGATGGTGGGGTGGTGTCGGTGGGCGATTGGATTTTGGTTAAGAATGAGGCAAACGCTTTTCGCAACGGCATTTACAAGGTTGTGCGCCTGGGCAGCGCCACCAATACGTTGCCAGTGGTAACGTGGGTGCTGGCCCGGCCGCCAGGCTTTAATGAGGCTATAAATTACACCACCTCGCTAAAGGTGCATGTGCAATTGGGCCAAACGCTTGCCAACACCATTTGGCAATGCGCCGTAAATGTGACAACCCTGGCCCCCAGTGATGCCGCGGGCGGCACCAACATAACTTTTAACTCCACCACACAAACGAGCACCGCGGTGCCCCAGACGCGCATCACAATCGAATACCACGCCATCGACCTGCATTTTGAGTATATGGCCAACCAAAAGTTGCAGCAGACAAATTTCACGCATGCCACTTACGCAATGGACGGCAACGGCTACATTACAACTGACCCCACCACGGGCGAAAAAATGTTGCTGCGGGTAGATTCGGCCTTGGCCGAGAATGTTACAATCGACGCCACCACGGGCGCAACTAACTTTACCCCAACCGCTACACCCATCCCGCGCTCAACATGGCAACAATGGGTGCAATTTGTGGGCACCGCGGCGCGCTTTGACCAAGTGCCCGCCGGCCAATACTGGCACGTAACCGAAACCACCAGCATTAAAATTGTGCCGCTTAACGCAACACCGCTATGACGCTCGAACAGCTAATTGAACGCATACACACCTTATTCGTCCGCGGCTTTATCGTCCCAACCAGCGCGGGGCTAATTATCCGAAGGCTACCTGATGGCCGTTACGAGATTAGGCTCAAATAAGAGCAGGCCATTTGCGCGCGGGGGCGGCATTAAAAGCGCCCCTTTCCAACGCGATTTGCACGCAAAGGTGGAGCCCATTCGCGAGATAATTGAGCGCGGGCTAATTGTAGAATCGCCCGACATAGGGGTTGAAAGATTGCCGGATGGCCGCATTAAGTTGCGCCTTAAAAACCTTATTGGCGGGCCTTTGCCGGCGCTAGCCGGGCCTGGTGCTGGGCCGCCGCCTGGGCCTGGCACCGCGGGGGCTTTTACCGACTTTTATTGCATGAGCGGCGGCTCGCCTTACAACGGCGGCTCTAACGAGGGCGCGGCTATTTACACAAGCACCAACGGCAATTGGAATGGGGCAACTATTTTTACACCCACCGATGGCAGCAACCCCGTTAGCGCCGGCGTGATGGTTGGCCAATTTGCAAACGTGCACCTTGACGGCCCTACGGGCGGAGTATTCATTGCGCGCGTTACAGCCGTTGTGAACGCCGCTAATGGGGCCATCACGTTAAACGCAAGCGGCGCGGGCGCAGGCGTTGCAGGCGGAGCAAACGGCCGCTCGATCGTAGTGGGTGGGGCATGGGGTGGCCCAGGCGCATTGGGCACAACTGACACAAACCCTTTTGCCCAAAACAATCTGATAAATTTAACCAATGTTGCCGGCGACATTCCTCGCATCAACATGAAAAACGACCACACATACACCGTTACTGTGCAGATCACGCACAGCAACACCAGCAGCGGCCCCATTGTCACGCAAGGTTACGCAAGCGTTAAAGGCGATGGCGGACGCGCTAAAATCTCATCCGCCAGTGCCATCACAATTTTGCAACCCAGCACGGCAATAAATATGTGGGCCGATCTCGAGATTGAATCAACGGCCACAACTGGCACCGGCAGTTGCGCCGTGGAGCAAGTCCCGCAATCGTGGTATAGATGCGTATTCCATGGCGCTCGCGGGCATGGGCTATTTACAACTGGCGCCTCAATTGTTCACGAGTGCGAGGCGTATGAGTGCAACAAATCCAACACGGCTGCCGTGGCAGGTTTTTCCGCTTACAATGCCGTGGGCGCCACTTTTATCCGTTGCTATAGCCACGACCACACTACGGGAGCCGCGGGAACAAATTCGCACGGCTTTTACCTTAACAATTCAAGCGCGCTTGAATATTGCATTGCCGAGAATTGCAAGGGCAGCGGCGTTGTTTCCGTAACGGCTTGCACCGTTAAAAACTGCGATTTTTACAATAACGCTGTCGATGGCGTTACACTTTCTGGGGCCGCGGTGATAATGGCGTTGATCGAGAATTGCAACTTCCTTAAAAACGCTGGCAAAGGCATAAACGCAAGTGGCAGTAACCTCATTATGGGTTACACATTCAACTGCGGTTATGGTGCTGGCGGCATGGCTAATGGGGGCGTAAATGTCCTCAAGCGCATCACGGAGGTGAGCCCATTTACGTATGGCACTAATGCCACGCCCTGGACCGCGCCCGACACGGGCAATTTCACCGTTTCGCTAGCGGATGCGCAAGGCACTGGCCGCGGGATATTTATTGAAAGCGGCAGTGGTTCGAGCGGCACCCTGGGCACACCCAACATTGGCGCAGCGTAGGTTTGACAAAATTCTTCCCGTAATATGGCAGCAAACGCATCGCGAGGCGTTACCATTGTTTATACTGGCGACGTAATTGGCAACGAGGTTTTTAGTTCGGTTTCCAATGTTACCTCCCCGGCAGCCATCACCCTGCACAATTTGGCCTCCGGCTCCAACACAATTACCGTGCCACCGTTTGGTGCCGCTGGCGGCATTACCTTGGCCGGTGTCACTATTATCCCGCCAATTGGCAACACCGTGGGCATTACGCTTAAGGGCGTTGCGGGTGACACGGGCATTAACTTGCACAAAACTGATCCCACTAGCCTGGGCCTCGATTCCGCCCTTACGGCTTTTGTGCTGGGCGCTGCGGGCGGCATTACCGGCGTGCGGCTTTTTTGGACGTGATCGTGTGGCGAACAACCAAATCCCAAAGGCAAACGGTGGGTTGGGCAACGTTCTAACCACGCTGGCGGGCAGCGGCGACAGGGTGGTGCAAATGCTAATTGCGGGCGTAATCATCCTTAACACATGGATGACGAACAATAACGGCAAGGGCATTAAAGAGGCTGATCGGCGCCTAGATTACTTGCGCGAAAGTATGGCCCGGCAAGTTAGGGTTGTTTACGATAACCAAACTTTTTTGTTCGATTTTGTGGACGAAGTTCGGGCCTCCCAGGACCGCGTCCAAACTAAGCTGGGCATTGCGCACCCAGCCGTGACGCCTTTCCCGCGGCAACAATTGCCCGACGTTGTGCCATACCTAAACACATATCCCAACCCATACCAATGACGAAGCGTAAAATAACTGCAAAAGGTCAGGCGCACATTAAAGCGCACAACCTGGAGGTGCTGCTCGAAATTGGCGGAGCAATCATTTACACGGCGCCAAAGGGCGATTACGTCTGTTTCGTTAGCGACTTGGACGTTTGCACCGATGGCAGCGGCCCCAGCCACGGCGACCCATCTTACCAGCCCCAGACGGCTTATTACAACGGGGGCAAATTTTTAAACGCGGATGTGGACAAATACATTGTAATCCCTCCCCAGGTGCGCAGCATGGTTGCGCCCGTGGTCATGGGTTGCCAGGGTAAGCTTACGCGGTTGGACAGCGCATTGCAGCACGCCGCGGTGGTGGGCGAGATCGGCCCAAAGGATAAAACCGGCGAGGCGGCCATTTGCTTGGCTAAAATCATGAACCCAAAAGTTACCCCCAAAGCTGGCGACGAGCGGCTTATTTACTTTTACGAACTTTGGCCCGGCAAACCTGCGGTGGTGGACGGTAAGCGTTACAAGTTGGAGCCGGCGTGAGGTATCAGATCATGCGCGCCTCTAGCCCAAACGAACTCGAGAAATTCGTAAACAACGAACTTGCGCATGGCTGGCGCGCCACCGGCGGCCTTGCCGTTTTGGTGCTGCCCGCCAATAACGTGGATGGCGTTAGAACCATCCTTATGCAAGCGATGATCCATGAAGGCCAGCCAACGTGAATTATCCGTGGTTGTGGTGGTTTTTGCTTGCCGCTTTTTTGGCGGTTGTGTTATTAACGTGGTTCTTGCGCCTGTAACTGGGCGCTTTTGACACCCTATGAGTAAACGTAAACGTAAACCCAAAACCACCGAAAGGAACAAACAAAAAATGGCAGCAATACCAGTCACATTATCAGGAATGCTCTACGACAAGACAGCCAGAACCAGCCAACCCGTAGCCTTCATCGGCATGGCCAGCCTAACCGGCCTTGGCGTAGGCGGCGGGCCTGTAGAACCTGCCCCACCAGAAGAACAACCGCCGTTGGTTATTTGGGGCGGGGGCAACGAGCCGTTTCCTACCCCGCCAATAGTCATCCCAATCCCACCCGATTTGCAACCGCCAAAGCCGCCAGAAGGAATAAAGCCGCCACCGCCGGACGGCGGCTGGGGTTACCATCCCGATTACGGCTGGGGATTCTTCCCGGCGGGCACCTTCCCTGGGCCAAAATAGTAAAAAGGCTAAATGTGCAACCGCGGTTGATACTTGTAATCCTGGCCATAGTCTTGGCCGCATTAAGCTATTGGCTGCCGCAGACGTTGGGGGCTGCGGTTATTTTGTTGGGGGCCGCTTTGCTAGTGCCGGCTGGGCAATGACCCTGGCGGAATTTGAGCGCTGTAGCGCCAGCGTTAAAGCGCTCAATCCGCACTTATTTGGCGCGCCGGCCCGACCCGAATGTCCCGGCGTTGCTCCTCCTCCGAGCACCGGCGCGCCGCCGTATTGCCCCACCGCGGGGCGCCGCATGAATCGCACGGAGCGCGATTTTGGCGCCATGCTTGAGGCGCAAAGGCGCAGGGGCGAAATTGTGCGCTACGAATACGAGGGCATAACGTTGCGCTGGGGCGGCGGCATGCGTTACACGCCCGATTTTGTGGTGGTGCAGCACGTGCCGCACCCGCTTAAGTTTGTGGAGATAAAAGGCGGGCGCATTTGGGACCGCGACATTGTGCGCTTTAAAGGCGCCGCGGCTTACTGGCCCCAGTTTGAATTCGAAATGTGGCAAAAACAGGGTGGCCGGTGGTGCCGGCTGCACTAAGTTGGCACGAAAATGCTTAAAGCATAAACGGTGCCAAATGGCTGGAAACAGCGCCTCTTTATTTTCCGCCAAACATAAAATAGTCATTGCGTTTTAATATGCTTGCCCTATGTTCAGGGCATGCACAGAGATAAAAACAACAAAAGCGCGGCCCGCGACGCAGGGCAAATCTGCCAAAAGCATAATTGGCAAAACGCCTTCCCTGGCGATAATTCCTGCCCGTATTGCTACGAGCACAAAGCGGTGCACCGTTACTTCAACCTGGCGGCCATTACCCTGGATGGCCGCACAATTAGCCAGCAAATACGCGGCACACGCGATGAGGCTCGCCAAATGTTGCTGCACTGGGCAACGCCCGAACAAACGCGCTGGCACGGGCAAATAACCCACGGCGTTATTTACGACGTGGACGCCAAAACCAGCACCATGATGGAGTTTGGCGAGCCGCACAAGTGCACTAGCGAGGCAACCTACTTTGGCGACAGCAAGCCCAAAACCTATGCCGCCACGCTAAAAGGCAAGTCCGTGCGCGTGACGGTGCCCGAGGATTAACGTGGGTGTTCGCCTCCCTGCCCGCCACGGTGGGCAGCACGATGAACACAGCAAAACAACCAACAATGGCAGCGCAGGGCCAGAACATGCGCATTAACTGCGAGCACCTAGAGCAGCTCGACCCCAACGCCAAAGTAACCTTGCACCGTGCGGTGCAATGCCCCCAGGGCTACGAGGTAATCTTTAACGCCGCCCAAAACAGTTTGGGCCAAATTAGCTTTTACCCCGATGCCGCAAAGGCCTCGCCGGCGCCCCTGGTGCTAACCGTAGCGCAGGCCGCTTATTGGATCCGCGAATGGAGTTTTTACACGCCGGCAGCCTTTTTTGTGGAGGCGGCACAATGAGGCGCGGCTTTGTTTACAGCGATGGCGGGCGCAAGGCCGCGGGCTACCGGGGCAAGGCCGGCGACTGTGTAACGCGCGCCATTGCTATTGCCACGCAGCAACCTTACGCCGTGGTTTACGCGGCCCTGTCACACGGCTGCCGCACCCAGCGCCGCGGCCGCAACAAAAAGGCCCACAAGGGCACCGCGGCGCACGGCGTTGTCGTGCAGCGCAAGTGGTTTAAACAATACATGGCCAACCTGGGATGGGTGTGGGTGCCCACCATGCACATTGGCAGCGGGTGCACAGTGCACTTGCGCGCCGACGAGCTGCCGGCGGGCCGCCTGGTAGTTAACCTTAGCCGGCACATGAGCGCCGTGGTGGATGGCGTGGTGCACGATACTTACGACCCGCGGCGCCGCGGCACCAGGTGTGTTTACGGTTATTGGCACAAGGCGGTGGCGCAATGAAGGAGCACAACTTGCAAGTAACCCAAACCGTGTGGCGCCGCGTGCGCCGGCCCAGTGCCGCCACAATCGCAAAGCTAAAAGCGGCCACTAAGCCCGGCTATGGTTACAAAGTTACCGTGGGCCAATTGGTGGACGAGCAAATTGGCAAGGGGCAGCCAGTGCCCGCGTTTTACCGCGAGCTAATTAACTTGGCCACCACCAAATGCCTGGGCATCGAGCTTTTGCCGGGCGCCTGGGGCATCGACAATCGCGACCGAATCCTGGGCGCCTGGGGTGGCCGCGATGTTGTTTTGTGCGCGCCCCTAGAATTACAGCGCGGGCACAAGCTTGTGGTGGTAAAAGCAAGCGAACTAAGACCCATAAAATGCCGTGAGCACGTTTACCCGATAACGTAAACAATTGCCGTGCCAACTTGCCTAAACACCGTAAAATATAATTAAATATAATTGTTGCGTTTGATTATGCTAGGGCGTAGGATGAGGCCAATGACAACAACACAAAACAACAATAAGGCGGCCCGCCAAGCAGGGCAAATTGGCAATACACCAAGTATCAGGCTCGACGAATTGCTGGCGGCAGTTAAGCGGGTCGCATTAATTCTCGACGAATCTGACGAAGCGCAAATGCTCTGGGAAGCAATCGCCAACGCGGAAAGGGGGAGCAAATGACGCCCGTTGTCTTTTACGTGATCTGCGCACCAATGTTGGCGTTTTTTATTGGCGTGTGGCTGGGCGGAGGTGGCAAGTGAAATTGCTTGGCCCATACCCTGAAAGCATTAGCCGCCGGCTTTACGAGGCCACGCCCAAAGCTGTTTTTGCCGGCATTGCTGCCGGCGTGGCGCTAAACGGTGGCGCCAGTGTGCAAATAGCCGATGCCGACACCCCCAATAACTACATTATGCGCGAGTGGGTGCTTATGTTTGAGCAAGGGCACGTTAAAAGCCAGCCGCCAAGCTGGGTGCGCGCCGCAGTTAAACGCGAACGCGCTGGGGAGGTGCCGGCGTGAGCGTGTTTATTGCCGTTTTTGCCTTGGCTATGCTTGTGCAACATTGCCGGGCACGCCACAAGTTGCGCGGCATTGTCATAGCAATTGACAAGCTGATTGCACAATGCCAGGCGGGCAGCAACCGGCCAACCAATTACGCGCGCACAAGCTGGCAATATAACCAGGCACCGCGCAACGTTGGGGAGGTGCAACCATGAACATTAGCGTTGAACGCCGGCGCGGCTGCGGCTACCGTAAGCCCGGTGGCATTTACCTGGTGGCGCCCGGCACGGGGTTTGGGTGCGGCTTGCTGCCCATACCACTTACCATTTGCCCGTGTTGTGGTGCCGGCTTTAGGCACAACCGCGGCTTCACCTGGATTAACCCAGCGGGCATTGCTGCGGCAGCTAACCACGCTTGCACCAGGCCCACTGGGTGCAGCATTTGCCCGTTGGCCGACAGCAAGGTGCAGCGGGCCGGCTTACTTTGGATTGGCGCAGCGTTTTACAAAACGCCCGACCTATTTGACGCCGAAGCGGCCCGCATGGGCATTAGCCGGCGCATAAGCGCGCTGCCGCGCGACTTTAAGGTGGGCGAAAGCTGGATTGCCTTGGCCCACATTAAAGCGATCGAAGGGCCGGCGCCGGCTCCAGGCGAGGAACTAATAGAAGCCAGGCCCGGCATTTTCCGCTTGTTTAAACCCACGGCTATTGAATACGTGGTTAAAGGCACCGAAACGGATGAGGAACTGGCGCGGTTTGAAAAGCGCGGTTTTACCCTGGTTAAAGTGGTGCACGCCAAAGAGGAACAGGAGGCGGCATAACATGGTGGAATTTAACGATGTTTACCGCCATGGCGGCAACCCGGTGGAGCAACGCGATTATTGCAAGGATGCCGTTTACGACATGCGCTTTTCACACCACAACCTGCAAGCTTTATGGGGCGCTTACCGTTGGATGCGCACCCAACTTGACCTAGGTTACGTCTGGACGGAGTCAAGTGGGGGCGATTTGCTTCGCCGTTACCGCCGGGCCGGCCCGCACTGGGTGTTGCAAGATAAAATATGGGATGCCGGCCTTTACGCCACCGTGGTTAGCTTTGACGCGGCCAAGGGCGAATTAACCATAGTGGGGCGCACATACGCCGACAAGGTGTTGGCCATGGCGGTTGCGCGCGAGTTTATGGCCCAACTAAAGGAGCAAGCAATATGAAACCAATTTACCGTAGGCCGGGCCGTCGTAAGGCGCCCAGTCATGTGGCTGGCCACAGCAAGGCACAAACGCCCGCCGTAAGTAAACCGCGGGTGAAAGCGGCGGAAACGCATTATGGGGCGGCCTACGGTAATTTCATTTGTGTGCTATGCCGCGGCCGTTTTACGGGCCACGGTAACAACCCTTGGCCGCTTGCCGAGGAGGGCAAATGCTGCAACGATTGCGACGACATAAAAGTTGTCCCCGCGCGGATGGTGCGGCTCGGATTTAATGAGGCGCACGCAAAACATACCGGTGAACTTGCTCGCAACATTCGGAGAAAAATATGCCAAGAAAAATCGGAAAAAACAAGGTAAACGATATTACAACGCGAAAATATTGGGAAGCCACGGCCATCACAGTCGACGGGCACAAGATTTACGGCTATGGCGGCACAGAGGCCAAAGCCATCGCAAAAGCCCGACAGCTTGCCTACCAAGAGGACGCTAAAATATGCCACGAAAAATCACAAAAATGACGTTACTCGATAAAGCTATGGCAAGGCCCACTAGCAGCCAACGCCGGCTTGACCCAAATGGGGAGGTAGTTGAGTTGGCTTTGGCATGGGCTAGGAACGAAATCAAATTGGCGCAGGTTCGAACGGCCCTCGATTGTGGCAAGAACAGCGCCAGCAAAGCGTATTGCACGCTTGCACGTGGACTGCGCGAGGCAATCAGGAAGGGGGTGGTGTAATGCCAAGAAAAATCACAAACTTAAACAAAGGCGTTTACGTAATGATTACGCCCGCCAACTCGCGCGCCCTGGGGCGCATAATTGCCCGCACCGGCCGCACTTTTAGCAAGGAAGTTAACATGGCTATAACCGATTATGTGGCGCGGCATAATGGCGGCGACCAGCAAACCGATGAGGAACCAGCGCATGCCACCGCTTAGAGCAAAAGTGCAAACCATAACCCAAAACTGCGGCCTTTACCTGGCCCACCAGGCACGGCTTTACAAGGCCACAAAGCCCCGTAGCCGGCCTTTTATTACGCGGCTGCGCCTGGTGCTACAAAAAACCCGCGAGCGCTTATGACCACCACCTACCAATTATGGCGTGACGACTGCCTCCTTTTGGCTGGGTGCTTAAGCACCGACGCCCCGAAACGCGCGGCGGCCAAGGATGCTTACAACGAGGCCTGCCGCGGCACCAAGCCCGCTTATTACATACGCACCGACAGCGGTCAATTAGTAGCCATGGGCCGGCGTTACAATAGCCGCATGACCTGGAGGCGCTCATGTTAGTGGCCACCTTACTGTTGGTTGCCTTGGTGCTTTGCGCCATTTACCTAACCGTTGACCGCATAGTGGACGAGCGCCGGCGCGCCCGCGAAAACCGGCAGGAATTAGAAGATTGGCACGCCACGCCGAAACAATATGAGCCCAAAACCAAAACCAAAAAACACCGAGCTTGACGCACCCGGCAAGTTGCGCTCGCTTGTGCAGTCCACAAACTTTAAAAGCGCCGTTGCCGCGGCGCTACCGTCGCACCTGCGCCCCGACCGTTTTGTGCGCGTGGCTTTAACCGCCTTAACCCGCACACCCAGGCTGGCCGAATGTGATCAGGCAAGCTTTTTCCAATGCTTGTTAACCCTATCGCAACTGGGTTTGGAACCCGATGGGCGCCTGGCCCACCTTATACCTTTCCGCAATAGCAGGCGCAACGTAACCGAGTGCACGCTTATCGTGGATTACAAGGGGCTGGTGGCGCTGGCAATACGTAGCGGCCGCGTCTCGGTTATACACGCTGACAAAATTTGTGAGGCCGACGACTTTGTTTTTGACCGCGGCGAAGTGGTGCGGCACCGCGTCGACTTTAAAAAACCGCGCGGCGCAGCTTATGCCTACTACGCCTTGGTGCGCTTTAAAGATGGCACCGAGCAAGCCGACGTAATGCCGTTGGAGGATGTGCAGCGCATACGCGCCCGCAGCCGCGCTGCTAACGATGGCCCGTGGGTAACCGATTTCGACGAAATGGCCAAGAAAACCGTTTTCCGCCGGCTAACGAAATGGTTGGAATTGTCGCCAGAATACCGCGACGCCTTGGAAGCGGACGCGGACGCCCTGGAGGAGCGGCGATTTGAGGCGGCGATCCCCATTGAACGGCCCGTGTTTGAAGCGGCCGTATTGCCATCGCCAACGCAGGGGGAGGCAGAAGATGCCCCGGCGCCACCTCCCCCTGCAAAGCCAGCCAAAATAAACGGCAGCAAAACGCCGGCCACCGATGAGGTTATGCGCCGCTTGCGCGAAATGGCTTTTAGCGACCAAGATTTGCTGGCCGTGGCGCACGAGCACGATTGGGTGGATAAGGGCACGCAATTTGTAATTAACGTGGGCGAAGATAAGGCCAAGGCGTTATTAGAAAATTGGGGGCTAATTGTGCAGAAAATGGGGGCGCGCCGGCGCGCTGCCGAAGAAGCACAACCGCCCGAAGAGCAAACCAGCTTTGTAACTGGCACGCCGGAAAACCCCTTTTTATGAGTTGCTACAACTTCGAAACCAATAGTGAGTTTGAGCGGCTGCACCTGCCTTATGCCCAAAAGGTTTTGGATTGGATAACCAACCCTTACCAATCCCCCGAAGTGCCAAAGCCCAAATTGGCATCCTTGGAGGACGACCTTAAGCACGCCACCGACATTATACGTGCCGGCGATAGGGTGGGTTTCCGCGTTAGGCGCAAAAAGCATAGGCGCGCCAATGGCGGCGACTTTTCGGTTAGGGTGGAAAACAAGGGTTACGAAACCGAGGTGCACAAAATTCGCCGCGGTTGCGGCCGTTATTACCTTTACAGCTTTTCTTTAGATGACGCCGGCGGGCTGGAGTGCGCCTGGCTGGTCAGTTTGGAAAGGCTGCGCGAGCGCAGGTTGTTGGAACGCGACCCTAGCGGCCTTTACAAATACCCAGTGCACCAAAACGGCGATGGCACGGCAGCCATGTATATTCAAATCGAAGGCGATACGGGCGACTTTTGGCGCCCCTCGTTAAGGCAAGCTGGGTGCATAGTGGGGGAATGGAATTACTACGATGGCCAACACATCTGCCAGTAACTTGTTTCGCCGCGCCCTTTGCCCCGGCAGCGAGGCCATGGAAGAGGGGTTGCCCGATGATAACACCCAGGAGGCGCGCGAAGGCACTTTACTGCACCACTACGACGCGCACCCCGAGCTTGACCGTGAGGTGCTTAAGCCCGAACAGCGCGACTTGCTGGATATAAGCGCCGGCCTGGACAAGTTCATTTTTAGCCGCATTGCCCAAACCTACCAGTTGAATGGCACCGACGAAACCAGTGGCTACGTGGAGCACCGCGAGGTAGCGCTTAATTACAAGGCGCTACCTGGGCACGCCGACTTGGTGCGCTATTACCGCGGCGCGCAAACGGCGCTGATAATCGACAAAAAGTTTGGTTACCGGCAGCAAACGCCGGCCGCGCTTAACAAACAATTGCGCGCTTATGCCGTGATGGTGGCTGAAATGGTAACGCTAAAAGGGGCTATTGTGGCCATAACGCAGCCACGCATGCCCTTTAGCGAGCGTGTTACCATTGCCGCTTACACCGCCGAGGACATTAACCTGGCCCGGTTGGAAATTGACCTAATTTTGCAAACGGCCAAGGAAAACCCCACCAAGCTGGTGGCTGGCGAAGAGCAATGCCGCTATTGCCGGGCCAAAGTAAAGTGCCCAGCTTACGCAGCCGTGACGCAACCGCTAACGATAGCCGCTGGCGGTTCCGCTGCAATTGCAGTTGATGTTGTGCGCGAGCTCGAATTGGCAAGCCCCGAAAAAGTAAGCATGCTATTGCGCGCGATTCAATTTGGCGATTTTATTAAAGACCAGGTGCGCGACATAGGGCGCGCCATGGTTGTGGATGGGCGGCTCCCAGGTTGGAAACTGGGGGCCGCTTCCACTTACCGCAAAATTGCTGACGCCGCGCGTGCCATCGCCCTTTTGCATTTAAAGGGCGATTTAACAAAGGACGAGATTTTAGAATGTTGCAGCCCAGCCTTAACCAAGTTGCGCGACAAGTTAAGGCAAAAAACGGGCTGCACGTGGAAGGAGGCAAACGCCACAATAGATAAAACCCTAGCGGAGGTGTTGGAGTTTGAGGAGCGCAAGCCACCGCTGTTACCAACACACAAATAAGCATGACCATAACTTACAAACTATACATTGATTTCGTGGACGACATAAGCCCCACCAATGTGGCCCGCGCAAAAAACAAAAACAAAGCCAAGAGCAAAAACCACAAGGAAACGGCAGCCGGCAAATCTACCTGGCAAACTTTTGAGGCCGGCTGCCAGGCTTTTATTGATGAGCTGGCGCAGGAATACGTAAGTGTAGGCTTTACTGCCAGCCCTACCATTGCCAACGTGCAGGGCGCACCGGGCAAATACCTGGTATGCCAGGCCATAATGTGCGGCCAAAAATTAACATGAAAGAACGCACTCAATACCTGATCATCGTAATTGGCCTTACTGGCATTTTAGTTGCCGCCATTTTGCTAGAAATCTGCAAAAGCTTCATGCAGACACTTTTATAAAAACGACAAAGAAGGAGGTGAAAAAGAATGAAACAACTAGCGATGATAGTAAGCGCAGCATTTGTAGTAGTGTTTGGCGCACTTGCGGATAGCGGCCCGCGACAGAATCCAGTGCGACGCCCGCCACCACCACCGGCAACTCTCGACGCGATTCTGCTCAATCGTGAAACAAGAGAGTTTGTATTTCTTAATTGAACGCAACAAATGTTCCCCACCAGACACTTTTATGAGTGCCCACTACCATAACAACCGGCGCATGGCTAAAGAAAAATTTGTTAGCACAAAGCGCAACTACGAGGCTTACGATGGCAAACGCTCGTTACTGCAACTTTACGAAACCATGGGCATAGAGAATGATTACGTGCGCGACCTGCGCCGCCGTGTTAGGCGCAAGCAAGTGCAACTATTAAACCGGGGCAGCGATGGCGTGGCCCCCAAATTCGATGCCAACCGTTGACCAACACCTTTACGACCGCGGGCTTTTTGGTGACCTTTACCGCCGCGATCCCACCTCCGGCGCCGTG